TAGAATAGTCATGGACACCAAGATTCGTAACGAGATTGCTCGACTGGAAAATGCCAAAGAAGTGTATCAAAGTGATTATGTAGCTAGCATTGAAGCACTTGAAGAGAAGATATCGCGCCTCGACAACCAGATTGATCGGAGTGAATCTGAAGTGAAACGAGAAATTCTTGAAAAACATAAGAACCTATACTTACAGGAAATTGATAAACTCGATGCGACTATCGAAAAGACGACGAAATTTGTCGATGATAAAGTGAAGGTACTAGAAACTAAACTCGAAGAATTCGACAAGGAAAAGAAGTCATATGAATATAACATTAAGAAACTCGAGGATGCTATTCAGAGGAGGAATACAAGTGAAATCTTTGATATATTTGAAACACTGGCAAATATACTCAAGATTTTGCACGAAGAGAGTACCTGAATTTGTCGAAGAAATGCACCGTATTTCTAAAGTTGTGATACACAATCATACAGAGGGCGTCAGCGATGTCGTGTTTTCTTTCATAAGGAATCTCCCCATCGATATATTTTTCAGCGATAGAGACAGTTCTCTCCTTTCGTTGATCATAGTCTAGATGTCTAATCCCAAAATGCGTGTGCATGCTCACAGGTGAAATTAAAGAAACCTTATCTCTGAACATGTAATGTAATAGAATTTCTATATTTTGAAAGCCACCAGGTGGTTGTCTCTCTATCAGTATTTTTTCGGCAGAATCAAATATATCTTGATGATCTTCCACAAATAAAGGAATAAGATCTACAAAGTCATTAGACTTGATATATTTATAATCTTCAAGACTTACCTTTTTTACGTAACACACTTCAATCTTTGGACCACTGTCAGATTCTGCGAGAACAAGACCCATGTTGTGATACCCTATATCTATCGCTAACACCTTCATGGCTTTAAGTGAAAGATTTTCCTTAACTATAGTAAATGAAAGTCAAGACGAAGACTCGACTCCTATGGGTCGCTCTCGTCATTATGGGTGCTATAGCTACTTATATGTGGTACAATCCTAAGGTTGTTGAAGTGCCCGTAGAAGTGGAAGTGCCCGTAATGATGCCACCACCCAGACCTGTACGTACCCAGGAGGTGAGACGAGAACCGGAGTTTAGAGGTCCTCCTATCAAGCAGTACAAACCTGGACACATGCAGCAGATGGGTATCCTCGTGAGTGGTGAAGGTGAGACCCTCCCTCTCTATGGTAAAGAGGTGCGTGGTCGCCGAGATCGTTACCACTACTACACAACAACGGGTGGTGAAAACTTGTACCCTATTCCAGTGAGCCACGAGGGTCGTGACTGCATAGATGATATCGGATGCCAGGAGCTCTATGGAAATGAAACAGTCTCAGTAACTGGTAAGACTGGTTCATTTGATGTAAAAATGTATCGCACGGATGATTTCTTTTAACAAAAATGATTCTTCAAAGCTTCGTATTCAGTTTTCTGAAGTCCAGAAGATTCTGAAAACCTCGCCTTCAAATTTAATAATTCTTTGACTGTGTCGTCATCAAGACTTTTGATAAAATCTCTCTTAGCCTCGATGTCGTCAAGTTGATTGTGTTCTTTTTGCGCTTGTATAAATGGCCACGTATGTTTTCTGAGAGATGCAACTTCGATTTCAAGTTGTATCATACGTGGAATAAGAACTTCTCGTACGAGTTTGTCTGTTTCGGACATGTAGCATACTCTCACGAAATCCCTAAATACTTTTATCATGTTTTAGTAAGTATGACACCAGAAAAACGCAATTTTGTAAAAAAATTGGCACATGGTGTTCGAGACTTGATGGAGTACCTAAAATGTGATAGACGTATAGGTATCAATCCACAATCTGATTTAGAAAAGTTTATAAAAAGACAACTGCTCATAAAAAGAAATGACAATGGATATGAATTTTCAGTAGGAAAATTTCGAATAGGTTTGGATGTGCTACCACCAGAACGTGTGATCGAATTGCTCATTTACCTTGACCAGGTTGGTGTAACGATCGACCGTGCATTTACGATGGCATCACCGAATCCACTTCTATTTAATGAAAGTGACCAAAAATTCGTCAAATTGATTAATGACGGAGAAATCAAGACGTTTTATCATTTTCTTGTCTATTAATAAATGCAGTACAGGGAATTGAAAAATAAAGCTAAGAAACTGGGTCTTCGCGTCACTAAAAATGTCGATGGTAAGCGTGTGAAACTTACTGCCAGGGAACTTCGATCGAAGATTACCATGAACTTCGAGAACAGTGTTAGGAATGCCCAGAAGGTTATTCGAATTTGCCAGACTGTCGTGGCACCAGTGGTAACACCAAGGCCTCAGGGCGCTCGTGTTCCCCCTCCACCTCCTCCCAAGAAGCCTGTACTAAACAACAAGCGCGCCAAACTTATGGCCGAACTCAAGGCGACTCTTGCCAAAAAAGGTCTCCGCTAATAATAAATGCCAAGTGTGAAACAGATTCAAAATGCTAAGAAAAAGCTGAAGAAAACTCCCAAACCCAGTGGGAACAGTCCCAAACTCCCCACGTCGGCGATGCTTCGTCTTATCGCCGCGGATCCTAAGATTAAACGGGATAAGGCGTTTGTGAAACGTGCTTTGGAACTCGCGAAAATAAATAAATGATAAAGATATAAGATGGCAGAGATTATCCTTATCGTATGCGCCATGTCATGTTGCTCGTCTTCTATGTCTGGAATCGGAGGGTTTTTGGGAGGGTTCATTCCAGGGACTGACCCACATTTCGTGAAAACAACAAAACTCGATAAGGTCAAGGTACATTTAGCTTCAATGCCAGACGGACTGGAAATGAGCGAAGATGAAACATTTGAAACATGGGGATCTCCGGGATATTGTCAAGATTACAAAACATATTATGAACTTAAGGAAAAATACCAAAATGGTGGTTTAACTATGAGATCCAGTAGAGATGAATATGAAAAAGCGTACCTAACAGAAGAGGAACGTGAGAGAATGTATACATCCAACCCTATATGTAGAGGTTATGACGATAATCTTAATGCAGAAGGTGGGTGGGGTGAAATTAGACCCAACTAATACCAAACTTCTTGGTAATGATCTTCTTAGCACCCTCAAAGGTTGGATGACCCCAGAGGTACCAACGGGACCAAAAACCAGCCCCGTCGATACCACTCCTCTTCCAATCCTCTTTGTCACTTGATGTCACATCGAGCATCATTTTATGGATCCGTTCTGGGTCCCGTTCTGCTATGGTGCGTTTAGGTACTCGACCACCATGTCTGAGTACGTAGGAACGCATACGTGAAGGATTCTTGTGTTTGGTGTAGTCGGAATACCCACTGGCACCAAAGTCAACAGTCCTGCCGTCTTCTAAGATGGCCCTGAACTTCTTCTTACGATCAGGGCTTTTGATAATCTTGACGCGCATACTTGTAATATGCTAATATAATTTACTTGCACGCCTGGCAAGCATATCCCTCCGTTTTGCGTTGGAGGCTTTCGCGGAGCATGGAACCGGACAATGCATATGTCTCCTTGGATGGCGCGAAAATTGACTTTTCGGAACCACGCTTGATGAGAAACAGATGATCATACATGTGAAGAAGGGCAATGGTGAGTGCGATGGAACCAACAACCGTACCATTCATCTTACGGGCTGTGTAAGCATAGGCGACGACCACACCGATGAGAATGATCTGAATGAGAGTAATCTTGGGCATGACGAAACGCTTCTCGACAGTCTTAACTATTTCGGTGGGTTTGGGAGCAGCGTAATTGGATTGACGAGGATATCCTGGCATTTTAATATCTACACAGAAAATAATGTGGCAACTGATCCTGATACCTATGGGTATGATACTTCATGATTATATGAAGGCACCCATCGATCGCCTGTATTTTAACAACCCACGGCGTATCCTAGTAGGTATGCAGAATACTCTAGTTGATATACTTAGTATAGCATCAACACCCCAAATCCCTGGACTTTGGTTGATCAAAGCACACTACGACAAGATACGAAAGGAGTTCCATGAACTGTCACCAAGTACAAAGCGTCACCTTTTCCATGACCTGGACCCATGGTTTGACAAGAATGATGGCTACTACTTCTATAAAGTAGAGGATTTCCCATGTATCAATAGTCTGATCAGCCAAATTCCGAGTATCGAGAAGGAGACCGCTCGTTTTGCTGTAGCAGAGGGACCAATGGTTATACCACCACATCGAGCTGAATCTAATTGGCACCTCAGGTATCATCTCACTATAGAGAGTGGTGGAGATTGCACACTCTATACTGATAGGGGGGCACATGAACACATAGAAGGTGAAGACTTTCTCTTCGATCATGCTAGATACCACGAAGTTGTGAAAAGGGGTACAGGTAGGCGTGTCGTACTCATTCTAGATGTTCATAGATGTTTCTGACAAACCGCAATGTACATGTCACTCCCACCGATGAGTTCTAGTTCTTTGTTCTCTACTGTGCGTTTTGTGAATGGTCCAGAATTGCCATTCCCACAATGCATACACAGTGCTGAGAGCTTCNTAACTTCACTCGCGAGTGGAATACAATCGAGGAGTTCCCCCCATTTTCTTTGAAATGCATCACCATCAAGGCCTGCAATGATTACAGTCTTGTCAGCGAGGAGACAGCATTCAACAAACCTTTTCAAGTCGGGAAAGAATTGTGCTTCGTCAATGGCAACAATTTCGGCATCTTCAAACTCCCACTTGTCAATGAGTTCGAAGAGTTCCATAACTTTGAAACAGTCAAATTTTACATTATCATGCGTCTTTAGGACTTCATCAGGGGAACGTGTATCTTTGGCAGAATTGACAACCATGATCCGTTTTCCCAAAACTTTGAGTCGTTTGAGTCTCCGAATAAGTTCTGATGTCTTACCTGAAAACATGTTACCCATGATAATTGAGAGACCCATCCTGACTTATTAAAATAATGTTGTAATTTTTATATGAGTGATTTTATTCGGGCAACTTTCGAGGGATACAGTGGGTACTACAATCCTAACTCAGGACGCGTAAAACTGGGTAATCGTCTATTTCCCGATATAAAGGTGGCGGTAAAATATCTCGGCAAAAGATAAGATGCCCCTGAGCGATGCTCAGATTACCAAGAAGGTTGGGGAACTGCGTAAATCTGAAGGCAAGATTTACGCACCCCTCAAATACTTCAGGGGACTCACCACCCTCAA